AAAGCAATTGCCATATAAGCGAGCTATGAACTTTCTTAAAGAATTAGACAAACAAAAACTTTTATCTCCTACTGAATAGTTTATGTGAACAGATAAAAAAAAAGTTATAGAAGATTTAAAGTACAAAATAAATAACTTAACTTCTTGTATATTACAAGACATAGAGCATTGTTTGCCAGATATAAGAGATATAAATCATTTAGAAGAAATGAAAAAACAAATAGAACTACTAGAATCTACTACCGAGACTACCGTAACTTAGAAAAACTATTCTATTACTTTTATATTTTTACAAATAGCTTATGTGAACGAGCGATTGAATAGAAGAAAGGTATTTAAAAGAAGCTGGGTACTTATTAAACTTTAAAAATTTAGAAGACCCAGTAGTAATTGTTTATGCTAAACTTTTAAAAGATTGATTAAGACAAACAGCGAAACTTAGTATAAAAGCAATGTTTTGATTTTGAGATTGTATACCACCACGAGAACGGCAAAGAGCTTACGAAGCAGATACAAGATTACCAGAACTAGACTTCTCGAAACATCAACTCGAGACTACCAGCTCTTAGTGATAGCTATTTTTTATATATTTTCTATTAGCAAATGTGAACGAACAGCTTACCACCTGAACTATTGAATACAGTACACTGTATGGATTGTCTAGAATTTATGAGGGCTTTGCCTGATAATACACTTGACCTTTGTGTTGTTGATCCTCCCTACTGAATGTCCTATGTTTCCTCCAGGAGGAAACATAAACACGAAGAGATACAGGACGATGACAACCTAGAGCGAGTACCTGAACGAATTGCAGAACTATATAGAATACAAAAAGATAATACACACGCATATATATTTTGCAATGACTACTGAATACAAACATTCAGAGAAGAAGCAAAGAAAGTATGATACACAGCTAAAAGAACACTTGTACGAATAAAAAACAACCATACTTCAGGAGACCTAGAGGGAGATTATGCAAATATAACTGAGTTTTGTGTATTCCTACATAAGTGAAGAAAAGAACTGAACTGATGAAGAGATAGAAATACTTTATATTTTGATCGTGAAGATTGTACGTATCACCCTACAGTTAAAAGCAAAGAACTAATGAAATATCTTATTTCTAAAAGTAGTGATCCAGGAGATGTTTGTTTTGATTGCTTTGCCTGAAGCTGAACTACTTGAGTAGCTTGCAAAGAACTAGGAAGAAACTACATTCTTGTAGAGAAAGAAGAAAAGTATTGTAGTATAATTCGTAAGCGTTTATCTAATACAACTATTTCACTTTTTCATTCGTAAGTGACGCTCTCTGATAACCTATTTACCTAATACATCTTAGACAAACTTGACGAGAGTAGTAGCTAACCTTTTTTATATTTTTTCAATAAGCTAATGTGAACGAACGGATTGCCACCTGAATTATTGAATACAGTACACTGTATGGATTGTCTAGAATTTATGAGAGGGTTACCTGATGGGTGTATTGATGCTATTATCTGTGATTTACCTTACTGAACTACTAAATGTGCACGAGATGAAATTATAGATTTTCAAGAAATGTGGCTACAATATAAAAGAATTACAAAGGAAAATGCTCCAATGGTTCTTTTTTGAAGTCAGCCGTTTACATCAAAGCTAATACTATCACAAATAGAACTTTTCAAATATGAGCTTATATGGAGAAAAACAAGAGTTTCTAACCCACTACTTGCTAAAATACAACCGTTAAAAATTCACGAAAATATAGTAGTCTTTTGAAAATGAAAAGTAAAGTATAACCCAGTGATGAGTAAATGAGATAGCTACTTAGTTTCTAGTAAATCTGGTGGCAGGATAGCTAGTGACAACGAAACAAATACTGAAGAATTTGAGTCTTATGAGAATGTTGGTAGGTTTCCTAAATCTGTTTTAGACTTTTCAAATGCTTCACTAGATGTTTGATTACATCCTACACAAAAAGATTTAGACTTACTAAAATACCTAGTTGAGACATATACAGATAAATGAAGTCTGGTGTTAGATAATACTGCTTGATCTTGAACTACTTGAGTAGCTTGCAAAGAACTATGAAGAAACTACATTCTTGTCGAAAAAGAACCTAAATACTGCGATATAATCCATAAGAGACTACAAAATACAACCGTCTCCCTATTCCATTCGTAAGTGACGCTATCTGATAACTATTATATATCACAAAATCTTGTACTCCCCTTTACCTAGTATAGAATATGAGTACAAACAGGTATGAAGAGAAAGGCAAATAGCTAGTGCGAACGGTAGGTATTTGTGTGTGCGTTTTTATATTTTGTTTGTGGGATGAACTGCGATTATTGTGGAAAAGAAAAATGAGAACTTATGACTATTCAAGTAGAATGAGTTACTTATTACAACTGTTGACCTTGTACTAAACTATATTTAGCCCAATATGGCTGAGATGTAGATAATATCACTGGATACTACTATAATTGTAAGTTAGTAAGAAACGAAAATCCTATTCTTTCAATACCGTATAATACCCAAACACAATAAACAAACCAACCGATTTTAATCTTTTAGAAACAATGAAACAATACTTACTTTTTTGTTGATATAACTACTACGCTCAATGAGGTTGCCGAGATTTTCATTGAAGTTTTGACACCGTAGAAGAGTGTGAAGAACACTACAAAACAACAAGTTATGAACGAATGGATATATTTGATACTAAGAATAATAAAATAAGATATAGGTGATATAAAACTTTTAGAAAACAATAAACAATGAAAAAGAAATCCACTCTCCTTACTGAAGCTATAGCAAGAGCAACACTAAGGAAAGAAGAGAACAAAAAAGCTGATCCTCTCGTTTTAGCTAGTACCCGCAACGAGCAAAGACTGGCAAAGTCTAGAGAGGAGTATTTATGTAAATAATTTCTTGGAAAGCTCTGGAAATGGTAAAATAAATGGCTTATTTTAGTTGCAAAAAAATTACTACGCTTTGTTTGTTTTGTCTGTTGGTATATTGTTCCACACACTTTATTTTTGTTCTGATATGAAAATTACTGACGCAAACAAGCTAGAAAAAAAATATTCACAAAAAATCTCTAATAAGATGAGAGCAATAGATAATAAGTATCAAAGAATGATCGACAACCGAGAGGTAAAAAAAGAAAAAGAAAAGCAATTGCGAACGAAAAGATTGATGGATCAGTTGGGCAAGGACAGGGTAGCGTTGAAGTTTGGGAGAGAGGTAAAAAAGACTTCTTTCCAGAAATCAAAAGCAGAAAATACTGCATACAAAGATGCTTGCGATCTAGTGCAATTACTTGCTTGTCTGAGGGATACTGATAATGAGTGAAACGGTTATAGTATCACGACACCTGGAGTGCTATGTACACGAGATCAATTACAATGATGACACTGTATTGCAAAGTGATTAAGCAGAGCGACCGCTTTAGACTATCGTAATGTGAATGCACAGAGCGAGCGTGATAATGCTATATGGTGAGGCAACTGAATGGTCGAGGCATATAAAATTGAAATAGACAAGAAACGATGAGCTGGCACTTATGAGGACTTGCTAAGGATAAAAGCAGAAAGAAAAAAGATATATCCTGTACAATGGATTAGAGAGAATATAACAACAGTCGAAATGATGCTAGGACAAAAGACATTTGATTGTAGCAGATACTATGAAAGAATAAGATTATTAAAAAAGAAGTATTGTACCTGATGACATACTATATCATAAATATTGATTTTATCCGATAACTATTGGTTATCAGAATAAACTGAATACGACTACAAAAATAATGATCTATGTATATTATACAGTTACTTTATTTCTACCTATCGGATGGAAAACTTAATTGATCAAGTCGAATTGCTTGTATACAAGCATACAGATATGCTTAATACAGACGATCAGTCAGAAGATTTTGGTAACATCGACCACGAGCTAAAAAACTTATGGAAAATGACTCCAGACGAATTTGGTTTCTTTGAGTTTGTTAAGTTACCAGCTGACTATGCAGTGTATCCATCGTTGTACGATGATGGTAGCGGTTCAGTATGGTTCACCGAGCATCTACCTACTAGAAATGTATGGTGATCTTGGGGTACATATACTGAAGCAGTTGATGCGGTAAGTAAGAGGATAAAAGACAAAGAGGAAGAAGCGAAGAAACTAGAAGAAAAGGTAGAGGAGTTTCAGAAAACAATTAAAAAAAACTCTCTCGATGAAAGATACAAGGATAAAGTGGTAGTCAAGAAAGTCAAACCACTATCTCCATATCTTGCAAGATTAAGAGAGAGAACTGAAGAGATGCATGCAGAAGTAGAAGAAAACAGGATTTTGAGAAATCGAAACCTACAACTTCAAACATATACTGAAGCTCTTATTAACCATTAGTTTTATTATTTTTTTACAATATGGAAGATTTAGAAATGAAAGAGTACAATCAGTATGAGACTCTATGAGTAAACATACTAGAAGAAATACAATCAACATCTGTTACTTCTTACCAAGAACTAGAACAAGCTGAAGTAATTCAAAAGAAAGCTCAGAAAGCTAGAACTGGTATTGAGAAAGTAAGAAAAGACTTGGTTGCACCTTACAATGATATTGTAAAACAAATCAATGCTAAAGCAAAAGACATTACAGCTCCTATAATTGAAGCTGAAAAGATTATAAAAGAAAGAATGCTTGCATTTACTGCACAAGAAGAAAATCCATTGAAAGTAAAATGAGAAAGAGAAGTATATAGATTTGAAATTATTGATGAGTCTTTGTTGCTTGTTCAATATCTTATGCCAAATGAAAGTGCTATTAGAAAAGCAGTTGAAGCGTGACTTACTCCAGCTTGAGTAAAAGTTTGGAAAGAAAAAGTTATTTACTAGGTGTAGTTTACAGACATATTTTATTCTTACTATTACAATGCCCAAAGTGCAAGAAAACCAAGAGTTCCAAAGAGAACTCGTACCAGCTTGATCTCATTTTGTGAGACTAGTACAGATCATTGATTTAGGGACTCAAACAGTAGTGCGGAAAGAAGAAGAAAAGCAACAACGCAAAATTATGCTTACCTTTGAGTTTCCAGAAGAAAAGTACGAATTTGAAACCAAAGACGGCGAAAAAAAGAGCGGAGTAAAATTGAAAAGCAATCAATTTACTTTGTCCTGGAATGAAAAAGCAGGACTCAGAAAATTTATCGAAACACGACAAGGTGTGCAAGATTTAGGAAATGACGGACTAGATGTGAAAGTACGGCTCGGTAAAAGTGGTATTGGTACAATTCAACACAATCAATACAACGGTAAGACCTACGACAATCTTGAAGCTGTTGCTCCTCTTATGAAGTGAATGGAGGACCAGAAAGCAGTTACTGAACTATCTTACTTTGATCTCGACAATTACGATGCAAAGCTCTTTGACAAACTACCACAATGGATACAAGACAAGATTAGACTATCCCCTGAGTACACGAAAGTAGCTTGAAATGAACCAATGCAAGACAATCTACCTTTTAATTAGAGTTTCAAAACTCCCCAAAATTGTAGACCTAGAGAAGTTCTAAAGTCAATACTCTACTCCTTGCACTAGGTAAGGAGTAGCGATATTTACTTTGATAGAATATGAGAGGCGACAAAAAACAGGCACGAAAAGAACACTGTAAGCTACACGATACACCAGCATCTTACTCAACATTCTGTATTAGGATGTCGAGGCTATGATGGACGCTAGAGCAAGCGATCAATATACCTAGTGCTTGACACTGATGAAGTCTTTATAGAGGAGTTCTAAAATGAACGAAAAAAAGGTACATTATCAGAGAGTGATGAAGATAATTGCAAAAAGAAAAGACTCATTAAGATACTACTGGACGCTATCAGACATAATAGAATTAAGAGAAATAAAAAAAATGAACTGATTGAAAAACAACACAAGCGTAAAAAAACTTTTAGAAATTCTGAAAAATGAAAACGATACATTTAATTAAATATGACAAATATAAAGATCAGTTATATTCTTATTATAGTATCGAAGACAATTGAAATACAAGATACTGTGTAAGACTAGACCTTGACCACGAAAAGATATATTCTGATAACCAGGAGTTATCACCAAAACAAATAAAAGAATTGATCGATAATTATTTATCATTATGATAATCTTGTTTTATTTTATTTATTATGATGAAACCTTGACGACTTGTAATTATCCTCACATTACTTATTGTATGTGGGTGGGTAATAGTCAAAAGCAATAAGCTATCATCTCGTGTGGTTGCCTATGAACAGGAGTATGCTATCGATGCGAGAGCAGAGCTATCTGAGTGACTATCTATGATAGCATCGTGAAGATCTTTAATAGCAGGAGCTTGTCCTAACATCCCTGTAGAAATAAGAACTACAAATGAGTTATTTTATTGTGGTAAAGAGTAATGACCGTAAGAGAAACAGTAGTATTTATATGACAAATTATAGCTTTTATTATGCTAGTGTGATTTATTATACTATGCTCGTATGTAGTTATTAAGTTAGTAAATAGTCCATTATGTATATAGGCATTTTTACAGACAACGCCTCTAAGTTTGTCGTTTATTCTTAATTATGAACTACTTTCAAACAGTATTACTGAGTGTTGTTCTAGCTTCAGGAATTATTGTAGCTATGAATACAGACTCTTTTGCTAAAGAAGAAGTAAGCCCTACTGCACAACAGTATTTAATGAACTTATCAATGAGTAAAGAAGATGCTTATGTTCTGATAGAAGAATGTAGAAAAACAGAAGAGCCGAACAAGTGCGTCAAGTTTGCTTGAGCAATTCGAGCACAAGAGTGAGGGTACGATACTCGCCACCCGTTCTGAATGTTACGCCAGCCGTCACGGTACAAGTGAGTAAAAGAGAAGACAACAGCACAGTATGCAGAACTACGAGTAGGTAGCTTTACAAGATACCGACACCGCAATAACAAACCTAGTGATTATCTGACTAGAAGTAAGTATTGTACTAGTGGTTGTGAACACCGAGTAGGTAATGTTACAAGATTTATATCTTGATATGATAGTGGAGTGATACCTCAAGAGTGAGCTTTACCCGTGTGAACTGCTCCAACAGAAAACAAATATCAGAAAGCAAAAGCTCAAGATGAAATAACGAAAAAGCTATCAGAACAACTTATTGTAGAAGAACAAAAGAAACTCCAATACCGAAAAGAATGTATAGAGGAATGAATAACCTGTAAATAAAATATATTAGAACTTAACGAGATACTATACAAAACTTATAGTATCTCGTTATACTATATTCTAGCTACATACCTATACCTTCTGTGTGTAAGGTGATAGTATAGTGCACAGTGATCTTATCCTTCGAATGAAAGTTTATAATAATTTTATTATTTTTTTAGGATGAGAATTACAGAAAAAGAAATGGAAAAGATAGAAGAACTTACTGACTATCTTTACATAGATTGATCGCATCATAAACAGTACGCTCTAGTAAAACTGTTAGAAATGATGTTGTCAAAAAAGAAGTTTGCTATTCGATACCCAGATTGTGACAAATGAAAACCTGCTTAGTCCCACCGAGACTACCAGCTCTTAGATTTTACCCTTTTTGTATTATGAAAAAAGAAACCAATAAGCCTATGTGAACGTGAGATGGTTTGTCACGTGAGATAAAGTTTCGTGTTCGGAATGATTGAGATATGATATATGCCAATAATCTAAGAAGTGTCTATAACTGATATAGAGTTATAGGGGTAAGTAGTGTAAATGAATGTGAGTATGATGATGGTAAAGCAATACACCGAGACTGCCAACTTATGCAGTATACTTGACTAAAAGACAAGAACTGAGTAGAAATTTATGAGGGGGATATTGTTGAGACACAAGAATATAAAACCAAGCCACGATCTAGTAAAACAAGGAAAAAAAGATTTATATGAGTTGTAAAATATTATACGCAAAGTTCAAACACCATCGTGGGTAAAGAATGAGTAGATATGTTTCGGGAAGCGGGTCGAAATGTAGAAACAAAAGATAGGTGATATTATGGGTATTGAGATCGGTGAGATTTCTATGACTGCAAAGTAATCTGAAACATCTTTGAAAATCCAGAACTCCTCGAAGTATAAGCACGAGACTACCATTATTTAGATTTACTTTTTTCCACAAATCGTACTGATTGTATAGTAGTCCTTTATTTTTTGAAAACCTATGACTAATTATGGAAAAGATACAAGAATAGAAAACATAAAAGCTCCTTGAACTTATAGTTTCGGTGGCTCACGGATGATGTCTTGTGGGTGTTCCAGTTCTGGATCAAGTTGCCAATACCATACAGGGTGGACAAACTGATACGAGGAGGGTATACAGATCGGTGTTATAAACGAAGTCAACAAACAATACGAGAAAGGAATACTACACGGTGTCTTATTGACTGCAATCACAGTATTGCTTATTGTTTGGTATTTCACTAGTTAGACTCACGTTCTGATGCTGACTAGAGGGTAGCTTATTGATTTATTTCTTAATTTTATTTTTATTTATTTCTTTTTACGTTTTCAATAATGCTTACACTAATATTAATTATTACGTCTATAAATCTTTTTATTCTATTAAAAGTTTTGATAAATAATTATAAATCAGAACAGTTGATAAAAATTAGAAATGAGGAACTAAAAAGTGACTCATACAAACGGAGAGAAGGCATTTCAAAAGATATTTCTGCTATAAATTACAACTATAAAAAAGTTTTAGAATTTATGAATAAATAATGAAACCACTCAAACGATTTACCGACCGCATAGGCAAAACAATATATCGTGATACAATCTCTTGCGGTTGTAAGACCTGCAAAGAATGTACTGATAACTGAATAGAGATACTTAATAAAGACCACGCAGAATATCTACACACGGTACATTGTGAGATGTGAATAAAATACAGGGACACAAAAGCAATTGACTGAGATCAAAAAATAAAAGATTTATTTTGAATATAGATATGATCTATAATATAGCAGAATACAAGTTTCGTATCACCATAGAGGACTGAAAGCGTATGGTACAGTGTGACTATCCCCCATACGATGTTAAGACCATATCGTGAGTCAAAGCTCTAAAGAACGATATGGATAACATCTATTCTTATTGTAAAGATATGTTTGATGATGCAAATAGAATGCTTTTAGAACTTGCCAAAAAAGATGCAAAGAGTAATTTATATAGCTGTAAAAATTAGTTTTTAGTTTTAGTGCAGTATGGAAAGTAAAAAAAACTATAAAAATCCAACATATTTATGTTATTCTGCAATGAAGTGGAGGTGCTACTGCAAAACAAACACTTCTTACAAACATTATTGATGAAGATGAATAAGTGTTTGCAATAGATGGTTGTGAAAAAATTGATATGAGAATTTTTTAAGTGATATGTGAGAAAGACCAAATTGACATTCTCTAGATAGAATAGAAGTAGATTGAAATTATGAAGAGTGAAATTGTAAACGATCTACAGTAATAGAACAAAATCGGAATAAGAGTAATACAAATAGTATTATGAAAGAGGTTTATATGAAAGGTAGTTATACAAAAAGAAATTATTCTTCTATGAAACATTGGATAGATAGACATTGAACTATAGCATGATGGGATAATAGAAGGGTATTAAATGAAAGAATACTTAATTGAAAAAGTCTATATCATCGATGTAAATTATTATGATGTTGTCATAAAAGAGCATATAAATTATGCAAGAAGATGGATATAAAAAATGTTTTAATTCACTTATGTTGAGATAATGAGTTACTGAAGTCAATTGGAAATACCTTACCATCCGCTATACAGGGAGAAAAAGCTACAACCTAGTCTTGACTGGGACATAACCAATCAGTTACTGGAGCAACTCCAGTCAACAAAAGAACGGATAGAGCAACAGCAATCTGATGGGTATATGGTTGCAGTTGTGCATCTATCAGGAGATCTGACTCATACCGCCCATATAGCATATATGAATACGATAAAGAAAAAGCTACAAGAGTTATGAAAACCTTGCAAGCTAGTTGTAGGAGTCGAAGCAGACAGTCGTACAGAACAAAGAAAAAACAAGAAGAATGTATTCGGTCAAGAAGAAAGAAAATATATATTTGAAAATCTGAAAGTAGTAGATAAAGCCTATATAGAATTTGAAGGCATAGACGAACAAAACAACGAAGCAAGACCTTGTGGCATCATCCAGTATCTAGCTCCCGATGTTCTCGTGTCACATCAAGAATATATACCAATAGAAGATGAAAAAGGAATAAGAGAAAGATTGCAAATTATTGATAGTGATCTGATTGTAATACAGTATGACGATCAGGAGAAGTATTGAGAGCAAGACTTCAGAGTTACCCACCAAAGATCTACTACTAATACAATCAAGCAGATACTAGCATTGTATTGAGATCATCCAAAATACAAATAGCTTTAATTCTTATATCTCAATGGCGTTCTTCCGTGACTACAAGCCAGTATACAGTATGGATGTCCCTACTTATACTGCATTCGTAATAAAGAATATAAAAGACTCTCCTCACAAGCTATTTATTACAAAAAACGAATGACCATATAATAGATATGGTGATCGAGCTGATACAGTAGATACTGACCACTACACAATGTTCTATACAGATCAGACCGACAAGATCCGACTACGACACCATATCCAAGAGCATAAGAGAAGATGATATGGTATGCAAGAAGTACCCGATGATCTCAAGAGTATACCACTTCCTCACATACATTTTATAAAAATAAAAAACACTACATAGAGTAGTGTTTTTTTAATACTGATAGAATATCTTTTGCAATCTCGATCCTGCACTCTATATAATTCTCGTGTTGTTTGTCGAATGTATCTATATTGTTTTTTCATTTTCTCGGATTGTCAAAGTAGGTGTTTGTCATCTTGTAATACCTATCTCTTTCAATTTGTGATAGGTTTGCCATCACTAGGTTATGCTCTTCTATCATCCGTACCGGAAGTTTATAGAGGTTTTCGAAGAACTCTTTTTGCATATCTCACATAAGAGCAATTCATTCAGGCGGCATCAACAACTTGTGATTTGTCATTTTTCTTAACTTGCGTATATACTTGCCACTTTTTTTATACGGTAGATCTAGTGTTCAGTGTAACACATCTATATGTTCATACGCACTCATTCTAATTATATTAGCAACAATGTCAGGTCATCATTGTTGCAGTGTAATGGTATGATGATCGTGCATTTCCATTAAAGATTGGAAAATATAAAAAGCCTAGTAGGTATTACCGACTACCCTATTGCACATACTGTATGTTTATTTCGTTGACTTCTACTATAGCATCTATTGCATCGTGCAACTCATCCTTATTCATACCATTCATTTCATATCGTTCTTTGTCAGAAATATCGACACTCAAAATCCAAGCTATATGTCTAGTTCCAGTCATCATTTGTTTCAGGTATGCAGGACTACCAATAGCAATAGTCATCGCTTCATCTTTTGCATCATAGAACTCAAAAATGATTTTTTCCATAGTGAAAATGGCTTAAAATAGTAAAGAAAAATTAAATAAGCTACAAATAAAAACACGGTGGCTATCAACCACCGTGCTATATTATCCACAAGTATCACATCTCCCGCCTTCTTTTGGTTGTCAGCAGTAAGGACACACACTTCATATGTTTTCTACAAGTGATTGTTTTGTCCCTTGTAATTTTTGTATTCGATTTTTTATTTCTGTAATTAGATCGTTGTTTTCTTTGGTTTCCATATCGTAAGAAAAAAATAAAGCTATATAGACATATACTTTTCAGCAGAGATTGATATTTTCAAGATCGTACTCAAAACACTGTCAGCTTGCTTTTTGAAATACATTTTGTACTGGATATAAAAACATATCGTACACACACCGAACCAAAACGCAACACAAATACATACTATACTGATAGCTTTTAGTTAGCACCTGTTGCTGGCAAGCATTCATTACTTACCGCATTATATATTGGACATTCTACTGTAGGACATTCTTTCATTGCTTCACCAGTAACAAATCATACTGCGTAAACGAGTAAATACATCCAAAACAAAACAGCAACAAGCACTATAGTCTTGCCGATCATTGGCAAGTACCACAACCTCTTTTGTCGTTGGTCTTCTTGCAGTAATGCTTGTTTTTTTGCTTTAATCTTTTCTTGTCTTTCCGCCTCAAGCGTTTCAAGATAGGTAAGTTTTTTCATATTTTTGAAAAACTAAAACTGTTGGTTGCAAGTAAACCATCATAGCACATTGCCAGTTTTTCCACCTTTGTACGGGTAGTTTCTTACAGAAATTTTATCACCTCACAATCACTTTCCGTTTCCAGTAACTGCGTTTTGTTCTATCACTCGCAACTCATCCTTACTACATTGTCCAGCTACTGCTATATGTCAGTGTTTGTTTGTGTCTGTTTTGTCAAAGAAAACAAGCGATCCTCTAGGTGGGTATCATTTTCCGTGATAGAATACTCTTGTATACGGCAATCACACAAAAGGAGAACCAGTTTCCCGTCCATTGAGAGCAGATCATCAGAACACCTTTAGACTGTTTCAGTCTACCAGTTTTGCGTAGTGTTTTGCAAGAGCAACGCATTGATAACCTAGCTTTGCAGTCTCTTGTACTCTTTTCCCTACCCACTCTTTTTTGTATTCATCAAAGGTCATTATTTTTTGAAATAGTCTAAAAATTTTATTAGTTGATCTGACTGTACTCAGAATACGACGCCAGCAAGTATATAGTATGCAACAGTATTGATTGATTGCCCTGTATTTGCTTCGTATACCGCAAGTCAAATCACGGCACCCAAAGAGAGCAAAGTGATAAAGGCTTTAAAAAATGTTATAAACATTTTATTTGTGAAATAAATGTTTGTCAATTTCTTCTATATTATGTCTTGCAATAATTCATAAGGCAAATCACACAACAAAAGAGAATAAGCATGCTACTACTTCCATTTTTTATAAATTCATAAAATAAACCCTAGTATTATCATAATTATATCATCTAGCATATGCTATATCTATATAAATCTTCATTTTGCATAAGTATAGTATTTTTGCATTTGGGTTGGAGTCCAAACTGTATTTTCTACGATTACCTCGTCTATTATTGCATTAGCTGGAAATGTTGTAGAGTCATACCAGCTTCATATATTAAACTCATTAGGAGTTACTGGTGACCCAGTTCAACTTGCTGACACACTTCATACACCTACTCCGTCAATATAACCAGTCACAGTAGAACCGTTATATGTATACGCCATATGATAATAATTAGATGTTCACAATGTTTTTGTTACAGTAAACTGCTGATCTAATACTCCCAGTCTTGTTCTTACAAATACAACTCTTCTTGTTCATCAATTGTAGTCGTATTGTATCCTTTGTGCCACTTTTGTTGTTGAGTCAGTATGAACAAAGAATATCTGAGAAGAGGATGCTATCTCTACATTCATTTTCACAAAACAAGACATTGTGATGTTAGTCACAATTCATAAATTGCTAGCTACCACGATATTACCATTCCCAGCAAAACTTGCTCATTGTCTAAAAATACTATCAACCCGTGTTACATTAGTAGATGTTCAATTATTAGCGTTTCCGCTATCATCATTTGCGTTTCCGTTCAGGCGATATAATCCCCTTGTGTTAGTGCTTCAGGATCATAGGTATTCGCCTAGACTCATTATTTCGCAATAGATAAAATCTGTGTCTTTTTATTAAGTAGCGTTTCCACTTCATTTTGCAACTCTATTATTGTGTTTTGTTTCTGCGTGATTTGGCTTTCAATTTGGTCAAGGTTTCGCTCTACTGTTTTTGTTTCTATGACTGTTTCAACAAAGATTTCTTTCTCTTGTGTTGTCCCATCCATTAGTTTTTCTTGTATTGTTACTTTTTCTATATCTTTCATATTTATAGGAAAATAAAATCTATATTGTATACTCTAGTTCGACATATAAGTCAATACCTTTTGTTGTTGCTTGTACTTGATCTATATCAATAGTCAACAGATCTCCCGATGATGCCGTAGTTGTTGTGAGTGTTCCTGTATTCACAGAATACTGATTAGTGGTTGTAATACTTGGTTTTGTCGTACTGAATAGCGTAGTACCGTTCTTATTTACATCGACTGTGAGTGTACCATTGCCAGCAGTACCAAGACATAAGTGGCATTTGGTCAAGGTTATGCTTTCGGTGATTAAGATTGTGTTTGATACATTTGTCCCTGTTACTCATATAGTGCCAGCAATTGCAAATCTTAACTTCCCAGTCAATACTGCCATTGAATTCAACTGCGTTTGTATGTCACTAGTTACTCATTTTACATACGATAGTTCTGTCAATGATGGATAGGTAGCAGTTGTTGCACTTCATAGCGTCTTTCAAACACCTGTAAAGATAGCTATTGTGTCTTGTGTTGCTGTATTGTAGTTATGAGAACCATACCAAGTTATGTTTGCGGTGTTTCACGCTCATAGCAATCATATGTCAGTACCATTAGCAGACTCGATAATCATACCTGCCGATGTTGTTGCTCTTCGTGTTGGAGATAATATTATATTTATTCAAAGATCTAGGTTTGCTGTTGCTCCAGTATATGGTACTAATCCAGATAAGTTTTGGTCACCTGTATTCGCTCAAGATGTATTTCATAGAACTACTAACTGTGCATCTGTTACATAGTTTTGATCTGAAGTTAAAGCAGGAGCAAACGAGCTTGAACTATATCAAGAGTCTTGTATTAGCTTTCCTGTAGTAGTATCAAATGAAGCAAAGTTGTTGTCTACTGCACTAGCTGGTCATACAACATCTCAAGAGCCACTTCATCAAGTAACAGTTACTACTGTTTCATTATTTACTATATCAACAGTTGTGCCTACAAACTTCAAAACATTTGCAAAACCTCGATCTCTATTTGCATCTTTTATAAATACAGGACTTCATCCTGCCCCATCTTGTCTTTGCGGTAATTGCTTGATCTTTTCAGAAACTAATGTTTCGATCTTATTAGAAGAGTATGTTTTGTCGTTTCATTTATTTTCATCATCAATTATTGTTTCGTTGGATTTATCGATTAGTCATTGTATGTCTTCCTGCTCAAGTTTGGCTTGTAGCTGTTCTTTTATTTCTTCTATCTCTCATATAGTAGATGATTTGATAGTATCTACATAGTTCTGCATTTCTCCTTTCAATGCTTCAATTTTCACCTCAAAAGCTAGCCCCTTGTCGTTTGTTATTTTGCTTAATCTTTTAGATGTTTCATTCAGCATTCAAACCAATTTATCTACTTCTTTAGCAACAAGTGTTTCTGTTGTTTTCTTGCTCTTATTCATTCAATTTGCAAAAAGCTCTGTTTGTTTCGCAAACCCTTGTACTATCTTTTGTAGGTCTTTATTAGTTACATACTCTTTAGAAAAAGAGTCTTGTATTTTAATAACCTGCTCTACTTGTGTAACAAACTTTACTAAGTCTGACAAGATATTCTTTTCTTCCATTGTATGAAGCTAATAAAACTAATTAGGTACTATACCATTTCTTATTCTTGCTCTCTTTAGAAGAAACCAAAGCATAACCATTGTTATAAGTAAGAAATTAAAAGACTAATTTTTTCTTGCAATCATTCGCAATCAATAACCCGTTCAACTCTATCGATATAATCCGTCCCTTTGCCTTTCATATATTCTCTAATCTCTTCTTCTGTTTTTCATTCATCCGTCATAAGTTTCATAACTTTTTGGTGTTCTTCTACTTCTTTAGCACATAATTCATTGTTTTTTTCGTCTAGGTATAGTTTTCCGTCATTGTATTGATACTGTTCTTCTGCACCATTTACTCTTACAATATAAGGTTCTAGTTCTACTCATTCAATTACTGGAGCTTTTCTTACATCCAAATCCCACACCTCTTTGATATAGCGTGCTTTTTTGATCTCTCACTTTGATACAATTTTCCTCATTAAATTATAAGTAATAAAAACTATTATCTATACCGTCACTCGTATAGATAATAGGGAGAGTTTCCCCTCCCATTACAATTAGAAACCAGAAGATTTAATTTCAACATTAACCATATATTTAGCATTGTCTGCAAAAGTTTTCAAACCGTAGAGCATACCATTCTTGATACGATCTGACAATCTTTTCTGAACTCTTTCTACTTCTACGCTAGGTTTTTTTTGAACAACAAGAGTTGTACATTTGTTCTTGATACCAAACAACTGATGTTGTTTTTGTAGGTTTGCAGTCCAAATGTCAGCACCAGCAGTCAAGGTTCCAGAAACGGCAAGTACACCAGCCCCTTTGAACTTAACTACAACAGTAGTACCAGTTTCAGTCGCAGTAACTCCTCTTGATCTAAATTGTTTGATGTTTGTAGCTGACAAAGCAACACCTTGTGCAGTTGTTGTTTGTGGAGCGTTAATCAAAGCAATAAGATTTGTTCTAGCCGTAGCCGCAGATGCACCAATGAGTACATTTCCAGCAGTAGAACCAAGAGTTGTTTTGAAAGTGAATGTGATACCTTGAATGGTTACAGTATCACCATCAGTTGGCTTTGTAGCAACATTCAATGATGCAGAACCTGCAAGGTTGTTAGAAGAAAACAATTTGTATCCACTGATTTTTGTGAAGTATCCATTTTGTGAAACATCATCACCAAGATCAGTAACTTTAGCACCGTAGTACTGAGAGATAATTTCCTCAAATTCTGGAGAAACTACACCTACTTTATCAGTATCGTATATATTCAACTTTGTAAGTTTCTTAGTTACCGCAGTTACAGTAGTAAGAACATTAGAAGTAGAAAGAGCAATACCATCACCAGCAGTACCACCGATAGAACCATCATCTACTGTTGAACTTGCGTTGAATACTTCACCAAGTACATCAGCATCCATTTGTGTTTGCATAACGATACCGAAGTCGTTACCGTAATTCATAGCAACATCATACTTAGACTGGATTGCATCAAAATCATCTACTACGAAAGAAATGTAGTATTCTTTGTTCACTGTGAGTGTTTCTGCAACATCAGTAATATCAGTATCATCCATATCAGTACCTCTAGTATAGAGTCCTGGGACATCAGATGCTGTTACACTTCTGTAAGTTCTTTTCAAAACATCACCTGCTCTCATAGTAGAATTAAATGAAGTATCAGCTACTACCACAGCAACACTTCTTTTCAAGAAAACATCTTGTTGGGTTCTTGCCCACACATCCTCAAATGAGGGAGTTAAATCATTAGCCATTTGTAAAAAAAGAAAAGGTAAAAGAGTTTAGAACTCTTGCACTCTTTCGAAGCTAGTACCTTTTTTATTCTTTGCTTGAAATTCTGCCCATTCCTTATCTGTCATTTCAGATATAGATCTAGATTGCTGTGGTTTATCTCATAGTATACCACGCTCTTTAGCTTTGGAAAGTTTGTCCTTAGAAGCAAATCAATACTTTTCGATAATGTCCTCGGGTGCAAGTTGTTCACTCTCGGATAGCTTTTTTATAGCGTCTCCAAAAGGTTTGAGGTCTGGATTTTCATCCATAATTTGTGAATATCTTCTTTCTTTTTCTAGCTCGTCACGAGTGACTACTCATTGTTGCTTCATAAAGTTTGCAAGATACTCGTTTACTTCTTCTGCACTAGTATCTGCTTGAGGCTGTGCTTTCATTGCAGACAATTCTTGTGTTTTGCGGGTGTAATCTGCTTGACGCATCCGTCATTTTTTGAGTTCGTCCATAGAGATAAACTCTCAATTTACTTCGATTAGTTCTCCTTGTCAGTCCGTTTCAGAAGTCCCACCATCGTAGGTTGTTTCATCGGTTGTTGCCATTGGATAATAAATAATAAAAAATTTATTTACCCATATTATCTACCCAGTCAAGAAACTCTTTAGAAACACTATGTCTGCCCTGTAAGTATCTCAGTTCTTCCATAGAAAGTTTTGAGTCACTCAGTCTGTCCATAGTTGCATCCGCCTCTCTTTCTCGATATTCGATAACACGAGTAAAGCCTTCATCCTGTAACAAGTGTCTGATTGCTTCCTGTTGTGCTTTGAAATACTTTGATTGTCTATCTACCGTAGTAAACACACGCATCATTGCATTTACTTTACGCCTTAGTAATGTAAACTTCATCAGGTTTGTTGGGGTAAAGGGCTTTGCATTGGCAGTTTTTCGACTTGCTGAGGTCACATAGGTAGTTGTGGCATTTCTTGTTCGAATAGATCATCAGGTAGTGATTTCTCGTATGTCATCATTATATTTTCGTAAGCCTTTTTTAGATTTACTGGTAATCCCGCTTGTTTTGCTTGCATTGACAAGTTCCATCTACTAATTGCGTCCTCTCTCCTCTTTTCTTCTGAGTCGTAAGATGATGATCACGACTCCACTTCTATACTATACTTAGTTATTGCATCCCTAAACGCCTCTTTATTTATCTGCCAAAATCACTCTCCATCTAGCTTTTTGATTACTATGTTTTCATCTAGTTCATCAAGTGTTACCAACAATAATTTATATGCTAGTCTTGCAAGTGCCTCTTCTAGGTGTTTTCTGATCTCTCACATTACGGCATTACTTTCAAACGCTTTTATCTTTGCACCTGTAGCAGTGTTAGTAAGAGCTTGGGCACTAGTAGGATTTCCAGTATCTATAGTGTAACTTAGAGCCTGTATTTGTCTTTCGAAATCATTTTGCTCATTGAATACTTCTCAAGGTAGTTGTCTGTGTGCTACTTCTCGGATGCCGTTTTCTGTGTCTGTTCTACTTTTTGCTGTAGGTATTATATTGCCGTGTGCGTTGTTTAGATCTTTAGGGTTGACTCCACTGTTTGGACTCCAGAACCAGCTACGATACAATGATTGATTGATATAGGTAGCTGTTGCATTCTTCTTGAAATTCATTTCGTCTTGTATCCCTAGAATTGGTTGAATAATACCTGTAGCAAGAAATGTGTCTGTATCTTCAAAACATCTAAAATCCTCAAATGGTATAGAAGAGATCTCATCAGCATAGATTAAGAAGGTATCGTTTAGAGTCCAGAACTCGTATAGCTTTTCATTACTGCAATCCTTGCTTTCTGTTATGTCAAACAATCCATAGAAACATTTTATGTCTAGCGTATTCAAATCAATTATTGATGATTGCTCACTTCAGATACCTGTTACTTGTAAGATGAAGTTTCTTAATCAGTTTGGGTCTTCTTGTGACATTTTGCCCGCTTCGATAACATTATCTATATTCATATATTTCTTCTTATTCATTGTAAGACTTGAAAGCCTTACTCTTCTTTTGAGTTCAATTACTGCTGGCATATCCTCAAATCTCAAATATCTAGGATCAAAATACATATCTGTTACAGGTATGATATTGATACAAGGGTATTGATTACCTATCTCCTCATCTACTACTTTTGTGTTGTATGTTGTTTCAATTCAATTCTCGTCTAATTCTACTAGATCTTTTTTGTTCTTTGTTCTTTTTATATCATATTTATAATCTACCTTTGCAAATCACAATCCATATCTAATTCAGTTCCTCCCCCATAATCTAGTACCTTCTTTGACATCTTGTTGCTTGAAAATGTAATGCAAGTAATCTCTTACTGCTTTAGACATATTTGCTATTTCTAGGTCGTCTTTTTGTAGTAGATCTTCTTTTTGATATGATACAATCCATTTTGGATCATTTGCTAGTATCTTTGGCATTACCTTGTTCTCTATTTCGTGGGCTTTGTTTACTTTGAAAGAAGTATCTCGTTTGTTCTTTTTTGGTTGCTTGAAAGAGCGAGTTTTCTCGTACACATCTACCATTTCGGCGTGCCAAACTCTTAACCTATTTTCGTAGTCTTGAAAAGTTTCTTGTATATGTCTTACTATCGTTGCTTGTTGTTGTATTGATAACTTCATTATACATTAAGAATAAATTGGTATACCGTTTTGATCGTAGTCTATCTTTACATTATATCTAGTCATATCGTTTTGTGGTGCTATTGTATACAGATCATACAACATTTGCAAAGCATCTATAATATCATCGTGTGCTCATTTTGGAAACCTTACTAGTTGGTTTTCTAAAGAGTCCATCCCTATCTTATGGTATATTAGTCAATTCTTGTATAATGCAAGTAATTTTCTAATCTTTGACTCTTTGTCACCTGTTTGTTTCACTTCTTCTATGTTTGCATATATTCTCCTCTTTTGCAATTCTTGTTTCAAGAATACATTTATCATTGATTGTGCTTGGAATGCTTCGATGCCTACTTTTTCAGGACTCCACTTTTGTATATGATAGATAATCTTTTCTTGCATCACATCTGCTGTAAACTTTCAGGCTGTGTATTCTAGTATATAGAGTTTATCGTCCATAAATCATCCAGTCATTATACAAGTGTCATCGTTGTACTGGTTTTGCTTGAATGCTGGATCTACTGTTGTGAATATTCTTAGTCATTTTGGGGTTACTATACCTTGTCACTCTTCTTGCTCTCATTTATGATATAAAAACCATTCCTCGTGGAACTCTTGTGCCTCTTTATTGATTGGGTTTTGCATATACTGACTGGAGAACGCTTGTGGGTTCATTCACTCTTTCAACTTATTGATTGCACTAATCGGGAAACGATACCCATCTAGTGGCTCTCATTGTTTTCTTTCTATTGTCCCGTATCTAGTTTCAAAAGTCTCATCCCTTTCAGCTATTGCTGGCATACTTAACACTTCTCGTTTCTCTCTCCCATCGTTCATTTTATTTATCAGAAAACCGCTCAAGTCATCATCGTGTGTCCTTTGTTGTACGATAATAATACAATCACTTTCAGGATTGAATAGACGAGATGGTACAGTATTTGAGAACCGACTGTTTACTCCATCTCTAATTACTGCACTCTTATCTGCTTCATCAGGTTTGATTGGGTCATCAATCAAAAATATGTTTGCTCTTTTACCTGTAATAGTCCCTCCAGTACCTGTTGCATAGTACCCACCTCATTCTACTGTTTTCCAGTATTCCTTGGTGTTTTGCTTGTCGCTAATCCCTCCATTTCTTGGAAAGACTTTTCTAAAAGTGTCTGAAGCGTAATATTGGTTTGCCTCGCTTGAAAATCATTGTGTGAGTGTCGTTGAGTATCAAGTTGCGATGATTTGTGTGTGTGGATTGTTTCACAACGCCCAGACAGGAAAACTCTTAGTAATCAACTCAGTTTTTCAGTGCCCTGGCGGAATGTTTATTATCAATCTTGTGATCTTTCATTCAAAACAACTATGTAGTCTATCAGCAATAACATAATGAAACGGAGATAGTGCAAACTTACTAATCCCTAGCGGTCTTTCTTCTTGGAAATATAGTTGTATGAATTCTAAAAGATCACCACGCTGTGGAGCGTAGCGTCTTTCTAGTTCTCTTGTTGCTAGTTCTTGCATTGCAAGTTGTTTGTTTGTTTTTATTATATACCAAAAAGTAAAAGTATTACTCTTATACATCAAATAAGAACTGTAAGCTGTACGATTGATGCAAACATTATTGTGAAATAGTATATAAATCATTCATAACATCCTCTTTTGACCTTCATTTTTTTATATCTCTTTTTACTACCGTTAGTAGCACTGGGTCTGCAAAAGACATCTGAGTCTTGAAAGAGTTTATATCTTGTCAATTCTTTATCATATCTGCTAATTGTTTTGCGTTTGCTTTTTTTACTTCTGGAGAAGATTGTTTTTTGATATCGTCTACTAATTGTGATAGTAGCATACCTGCTGGTGCTTCCTTTATAACTGCTCCTACAATATCTTTAAAAGGTATTCATTTTATGACTGTAGCTTTTTGTTTTACCATATCACCTAGTTCTGATGGTAAATACTGTAACATCTTTCAAGCCTTATATGTTAGTTTTCCTGTGGTAGTTGTTATTGGTGTCGTTAGTTCTTGTGCAAATGTCGATCGAAACCCACCAAATCATTTTGATAGTCAGGATTGTGATGTTGATTTTGGTCCTATTTGCGAAATTCATTTCAATGATGCATAATCTTGATATAATTTTGCACTATCAACTCAAGACGCTTTTTTTATAGCTTTGTGTACTGCTTTTCTAAATGTTCACGCTAGTTCTTTTTGTGCTACTTTTGCTTCGTTTGGTAGCTTTGGCATAGTTTGATATTTTTGCGGTATTTTGCCTGCAATAGCTTGTTTCTCTAAATCTAATTCCTTTACCGATAAAGATGATTTATAATTCTTTGACATCTCATTTATATTGTCAACAATCTCTTCGATTTGACTAGGAGAGTATTTTTTACTTTTCAATATGCTCTCTTTAGCTTCTTGGACTAGATTTTTTGTATCTAATTGTATACCTGTTTTGTCTAGCTCTTTGAATATAGGGTTTATTGTTTTCTTATAAATTTGATCTGCCGATCTTTCGGCTTGTGTCCCTATCATACTTCTTGTTCATATTCATCATAAAGTTGACGATGGTGATCTCATTACTTGTTTTAATGGTGTTTTTTGTATAATTGGCGTATCAAGCAGTACATCTGTAGCAAGTCTTGGTTTTACATTTGTGACACCTGCCTTATATGCTTGTATTGCTTTTGCTTCATCTATTGGTGGTGGTAATGTCAAACCATATATTCATTTACCTGTTTTCTCTAGTATTTTGCCTCATACATAAGACCCTCACAAAGTTACTGCTCATCATCAAATTATGCCTGCAGAGTTTTGCAGTATATTACTTGTTGGTTGTTTCACCTCTTTGATCGGCAAAGGTACAAACTCCATTTTCTTCTGTTGATCTTTTGAAACAAATTCCATAATATAAAGTAAGATAAATTATTGTTCATAAGCATTACCATCAACACCTACTGCATAAGTTTTTCAGTCTTTTGTGAATGTATCTCCTGATTTATATTTTGTTGATGCGTTGTATGGTTTGATTTGTGTTCATTGTTTCGTTTTGTCATATATTTGTACTATAGGTGTTCAATTAGCATCATTTCAAGCCATTTGATACATATTTCTAATAGCTTGTTCTCTTAACTGTTGTTTCTTTTCTATTGTCTTTGCAGTGTCTCATTGTTTAGGAAAGAATTGTGTATCATATCTATCAAATTCACTATCTGTAATTGCAGCTCAAGACTCTTGCCTTAATACTCAAGTAATAAATGCTTGTTTCAACAATTCTAAATCTTTTTGTTTTGTAGATTTTCAAGCATTAGGTACATTTTCTTGGAACCATTGTCATACAACCGTTCTATCGGTAAAATCTTTTTCTAGTTTGAGGTCTAATAGTTTTTTATGAGCATCTTGCATCTTTTGCCCAAAAGAATAGGATTTTCTAGTAGTTTCAGGTGCTTTATCTGGTAAGATAATATTGTTTATATCTTGTGCTTCAGATGCTTGTTGTTTTTGTGAAGCACTATAAGCATATACATCATTATCAGTAAGCCCATCTTTTGATAATAATTTCATATCGGTTGGTGTTAATACTTTATCTTTATATGCTTCCAATTTGTTCTTTTGTTTTTGTGTGTATTGTTTTTCTTGTTGTTGTCATCACATCTCTCAATAACTCCAATGTCGTGGTTCTCAAGGTAGTTGTTGCAATCAAGCATTTTCTAAAGCTGTTTTTACTCTAGGATCAAGTTGTCCGTTTTTAAACATTCAATCTTGTGCTCTTTGAGATATATCAATTGCTTGTCAATGTTCATGTCGTGATGTTCAAGGTGCAGCTACTCAAGGTTTACCACTTGCGTATGCGTTTGCTTGTGTTTGGTTACTTCTGTATGAGTCTCATATCTTTAGATCTATTCATTGTTGTTTTAGTTCAATAACTGCATTGTTTACCATATCAGCTACTGTAGGAACTAACTTTATTGTCCCCCCGTATACATTTGGTATAAGTGTATCTACTGGAGTTTCATTAAGTATTACTTGTCATTGACTAGATGGTCATTGTTGTGGTGCGTTTCATTGTCAATTCCATTCCTCAGGTGCTCAAGTTATAGGGTTTATCCTCCAATATCATCATATCCCATCTGACTTCCATTCTGGTTCTTTTTTATTACCTGCAACTTTCTTCCATTCTCCATCCTCTCCTAACTGGTAAAGTTCATCTCATAAAGTAACTGTTTCTGGTTTCTTTACAATTGCTCCTTTTGCTTGTGCTGCTAATTGTAACGCAGTTCACAATAGTTTTGGTGGTACTGTCTTTGCAAATTCGTTATCTATATTACCATCTTTATCTAATAATAGACTTCAATAGTTCTGTGCTTGTGCTTGTTCCTCTTCCGTTAAATCTCAAGCTGGTAAACTAACAGCTAATGCAAGTATGTTATCCAATTTCTCTTGCTGACTCTTTGCATTCTGTTGATTAAATGCATTCATTTGTGTAGTCATATTACTTATAAGTGTATAGTTCTGCTGTTTCATAGCATTTATGTTCTCATCCATACTTGCTAATGCAAGAGCATCTGCTCCTTGTCTTTCTGCTTCATATCTTGCTATCTCTGCATTTCTTGTCGCATCTAGTTGATTTATCATACTATTTACTCCATCCTGTATATCTGCTTGTTTCTCTGCTGCATAAGTAGAACGCCCAAATCAAGAGAACGAAAGCACTCATTGTGCAGCACTCATTGTATCTCTACCTAACTTCTCTTGCTCCGCTTTTTGTCTTAAGTATTGTGCATCTAGTTCAGCTCTTCTCTTATCTACAAGGCTTGCTGTTTGCTTTGCAAGCTCTGCTTCTCTTGCTACTCTCTTAGCTTCTTCATTTGCTATGTCTTGTGCCATAGGTCAACCATCTTTGCCTATGTTTTGTGATGCTTGCAACTGTCTATTATTCAATTCTTGTTGTGATCTATACATCTTGAATTGGTCTTGTTGTGATAGAGTCCCTTTGTTGACCGTTCATCGTGCAATCATATCTTGTAGTTGACCATCTGATAGACTACCAAAATCAAATGCAGGAGCATTGTCTAGTACATTTCAAGCAACAGGTGTTGGTTTCGACATATCGACAACAGGATTTTGCGTTGTTGCTACTGTAGGTTTTGGCACTCAGCTGTTTTGTGTTGGCATACTGGTCGATAGTGTTTGATTTGTCAATCACGCTCAAAACATAGCCTGTGACTCGTTCACATTATTGCCTGTGTTTTTTGGTATTTGTCTTCCGATAAGAGAAGTTGGTGTTTGCCCAGTGGTAGGTCTTGCTGTCACTGGTGCTTTGGGCGTACTACTAGGTAGAGGTGCGGTTGTTGTCCTTTCCCATTTCTTAGTTGCCGAGTTGAATGCTAGTGCCATTAGTTAAGAGAGAATTAAATTAGTTTTGTATTACAGTGCTATTTTCTATTTTTGTTACATCATAATAAACTCTAAAATTGCGGAGTCATCAATTTCATCAGTCTGTATTTCAAGTGTTCATATATAATTGTACTAAATCATTTGCTTTTACTGTAAAATCTTGACTCAATGCTGTTTCCCGTACTAACGGTGTGGGTCATGTTAATTCAACACCAACTGCACTTCAGTTTATATATACTTGGCATCTAGTAGAACCATATCCTGATTGATCGCGTCAACGAACCTCGAATTTTACTCTTACTGCTCCAAAACAACTTATTCTAATTTCTTTATATTTAGTCCGAGTGCTTCAAGGATTAGCAAGAACTTGTGTATCAGCAGAACTTTTAAGATTTTCAGAAACCATCAAAAAATCATTGAAAGACCTATCTTTTAATTGTTTGGCAGTTATTACTCTGTTTGTTGCTGTCCCTATTATCGCTTCAGCGTCTGAAGCGGCTCAGTATATGTTTTGATCATTAAGATATAAATTATCAACCATAAATTTACCACTAGTTGTGAATGTAACATTGCCGTCATAAGTTGGAAAATCAAGATAGAACATTTCTTTTGATGTTCAGTATCAAGAACCATCTGTTTTTATTGGATATCACCATATAGCATATCTTCTATTTCACACTAATGCGTTATCTGCATCTACATATTCAGCAAATCTTACACCTCAATCGTTTGCATTATTTTTTGTTTCAACAGCTCTTCCTAGAGCTCTATTGGTAAGTCAAGCATATCTTCCTGTATGCAAGATGTCTTGTCATCTGACTTCGACATCATTATTGGAAGTAAGTCAATCAGCAACAAGTCAATCATCAAAAGTTTTTACTCCTCATACTGTTTGGTTTCCTGTAAGAAGAACAGATGCGGCTCAAGTGTTCGCCGCTCTTAGTACCCAAGATCAAGAAGTATAATCATATCGTCCTACACCTGTAATATAAGCACTGTTACCTTCTACGGGTGCTGTA